GCCGCCAGCGGCCCGCCCAGCACATGCCATGTGCCGTCCGCACGAAACAGCACCCGGCTGGGTTCCAGCGTTTCCTCGCTGTCCAGCCGCCACCGCAGCGCCTCCTGCGTGTCCAGCGCCTGCGGCTCTCCACAGTGGAGCCCAAGCCAGCGGATGACGCCGGGGACAGGGGAAACAACATGGAAAAGCGCCGCCGTGTATTCCGCACCCACAAACACATATCCCGGCAGCAGCAGCCGCTCCTCGGTCTGCCACTGGCCCCGCCGCCGGATCTCCATCCGCTGGGCCGGAGCGCGGGCCTGTACACCTTTGCGCCGGAGCGCCGTGCATACGTCCCGCTCGCTTCCGGTCATGACCTGAAGGACGTACCATTTCATCCGCGCTGCGCCCCTTTCTGCCGGCGCTCCAGCGCCGCCACGAGCTGGCGGTACAGCTCCGGATGTTCCGTGCCGAGGGCTGAGAAGAACTCCGCCTTCAGCTCGCCCATGGCAGCCTGCGTGTCATCCTTGCTCTGAATATCCAGTCTGCGGGCGTACGCCACGGCCTTTGTCTGCGCGTTCATCTCCCGCAGCAGCTTATCCAGCGCGATATCGTTCCACTCTTCGTCGGCTTCGACAGGATGGCGTCCAGAATCTTCTGGCCCGCCACTCGGTTGATCACCTCGGAAAAATCCAGCTCCGGATACTTCGCCGCTTCCCGCACCATGGCGTTCATCCGCTCGTTTGTCACACGGATATCCTCCAGCGAGGCCAGCAGCTTTCTGCTGTAGGTGCTGATTGCCTGCAGGCTCAGTGTGACGTCTAGGCTCGCCAGATACTTCTGAATATCCGCGAGCGTGCAGGTGTTCGTCGCTTTCACCATCTCATCCACGACGTCGCGGACCTCGGGCGGCAGCTGTGATATGGTGCTGCGGCTCCTGTTTTTTCCGCGCATCCTCAAGCCCTCCTACATATCCACCAGCGGATCTTTCTTCACGCAGCGCTGCAGCTGGATGCCGCGCGGCGTCAGCTTGACCTCCAGTTCCTCCAGCTCTGCGTCCGAAACGCTGGACGGAGCCTTGTCCTCGATGCATCGCACTTGCAGGTATCCGCTGTCCGCCAGGTAGTTGATGCTGCTGCACAGCGCCATCCGGTCCATGCCGCCCGCCAGCGCCAGCAGCAGGCTCTTCAGCTTTAAAAATTTGAAATCGCAGCCCGCGATGGCCAGTGTGCGCATCACAGTTCCGTTATTGGCCGCAAGCTCTCCGGCCTGCATTTTTCGGCGCAGTTCATTTTCGTCCATCTCAGTTGCCTCCCTGCTTCATCATGAACTCCATCAGACGGTCCAGCTTGTTTTCCAGCTTCAGCTGGCTCTGCAGGAATTCTTCCCGTCGGATGCCGTTTTCCTTGATGTCCTTGACATCGGCGGACATAGCCTGGATCTCCGTACGCATTTCCGTGCGCATTTCCTTCATTTCACGGCGCACCGCTTCCAGGTCCTTCTGGTGGTCGGTGCGCGGGGTATAGTTCTCGCGCACTTCTTTGATGTCCGCCCGGTTTTCATCCAGCTGCCGAAACACTGATCGGCCAAACAAAAAGCCCACCAAACCTACCACCGTTGTTACGATGACCGTCAGCAGCCACCAGGTCCCGGCGTCGAACGTCATTGCGGTTTCCTCCGTAAATACAAAAAGATAAGGCACGATGCCCTCGTTGTGAGTTCATCATACCTTATCTTTTATAGACTGTTCCACTCAGATTTTACAACAAAACAGTCACACATCGAACAGCGTACACTGCCCATCCAGCGGGGCGCGTCGCATCTGTTCTGTTTTTTCGCGCACGATTCCGCGCACATATCCCTCGCTCAAATTCCACTTTTTGCACAGCGCATAGACGTTTGAGCCGTTGTACTCATCACGAATCAGTCTGTCACGGATAGGAATAAGGAGCTTATCCGCCTGCGGGATATATACCCGGCCGGTGCCGCCGTACACATCTACGAGCCGCCGGAATGCATCCATGCCGATGGTTTCCGCGAGATCTCGTGCTTCGCCCTGCAGATCTTCCAGCTCCAACTCGTTCAGCAGCTCATTCCTCATTTCCCGGCCGCCTCCTGCTTCCGGCGGTATTGGTCGCTGTGCAGATACTCCCGCTCCTTGCGCTCGGTCAGACTTTTCAACCCCTCAATCAATGCATTGCCCTGTGCGAATGTGAGGAATCGAAACGGCTGCGTAGGGAATGCCGTCACGCCGAACTGCCTGCTGATCAGCCCGCACAGCCTGTCCCTCAGCTGCACGCCCTCCGGCGCTGGGTCGAACTTCTCAAGCTGGAACATTAAGTACCAGACCTTTTTCTGCTGCCCCTCGCTCAGCCCGCCCGGCAGCGCCTCGTACTTCCGTGCCTGCTTTTTCTGCGGTACGGCCGCCGGGGCGCTGCGCCGCCGCAGCTCCGCCAGCACCGCCTGCGCTTCGGCCGGGGTCAATGCAGTGATACTTTCTTTGCCGGTCAGTCCCTGTACCAGCGCGTGCAGCGCATCCTCATGCCCGTTGCCGCGCTCCACCATCCCCAGTTTTGCACCCAGGGCATAGATGCTTTTTACCGTTCCCTTGCTTACATCCAGCGCGCCCATCCCGGCCGCCTCCTTCCTTGTTACTCCTCCGGCACGGCGTCGCCCGTGTCGTAGAAAAATTCATCCGTGGTTTTCAGGTACGCGCCCACAGCCGCCAGAACTTCCTCCG